TGCTGACCAACGTGCGGCTGTTCACCGGGGGCGCCGACCTGACGGGCGCCTCCAACAAGGTGGAGCTCACCACGAAGATCGAGGAGAAGGAGACCACCAACTACGGCAGCCAGGGCTACAAGGAGCTCCTCGGTGGTCTCGCCTCCGCCGAGCTCCAGGGCGAGGGCCAGTGGGAGGCCGGCGACCCGAGCAAGGTCGACGACGCCGCCTGGGTGCAGCTCGGCGGCCTGGGCGCCTGGTCCGTCGGCCCGAACGGTGCCGCGGTCGGCGGCCTGGCCTATCTCACGAAGGCGCTGCGCTGCGACTACAAGCTCGGCGACGCGGTCGGCGAGGTCGCCCCGTGGACGTCCAGCGGCAAGAGTTCCTGGCCACTGGCCCGCGGCCAGTTCGCCCACCCGCCCGGCACCGCGCGCACCGCCTCCGGCACGGGCACCGGCCTGAACCTGGGCGCCGTCACGGTCGGGCGCCGGATGTACGCCGCGTTGCACGTGCTGTCCGTGGTCGGTACGACACCGAGCATCACCGGCCGGGTCGAGTCCAGCGTGGACAACAGCTTCGCCAGTCCGACGACTCGTCTGACGTTCACGGCGGCCAACACGGTGAGCGGCGAGATTCTGCGCACCGACGGCACCGCCATCACGGATACGTGGTGGCGCGTCGCCTGGACCATCACGGGCACCACGCCCTCGTTCCTGTTCGCATCCACCCTAGGGATCTGGTGATCTGTCATGGCAAAAATGGTCCTGCTCGCGCAGTACGTCGCACTGAACGGCACCGACCTCTCCAGCTACACCAAGAAGGGCGAGCTCACGACGAAGGTGGAGGAGAAGGAGGTCACGACCTACGCGTCCCTCGGCTGGAAGGAGCTCCTGGGCGGCCTGAAGTCCGGTGAGCTCGGCCTCGACTTCCTGCAGGACGTGGCCGCCGCCGCCCTTGACTCGATCATGTGGCCGCTGCTGGGCACCGTCGTCGCGTTCGAGGTCCGCGCCAGCAACTCGCCCGTCAGCACCTCCAACCCGAAGTACACCGGCAGTGTGCTGATCAACGGCTGGAACCCGATCCAGGGCTCGGTGGGCGATGAGGCGTCCGTGGGTGTCAGCTACCCCACCTCCGGCGCCGTCACCCGAGCGACGGTCTGATGGCCGGTCCGCCGTTCGAACTGCGGGCCACGCACGAGGGCCTCGACGCGCTGGTGCGGTCCCTGCGCCAGGAGGAGGACGGCAAGCAGCTGCGCAAGGACCTCGCGAAGAACATGCGCGAGGCCCTGAAGCCGGGGGCGGAGCAGGCGAAGTCCTCGATCATGGGCATGGTCTCCGTGCATGGCGCCGCCCAGCCCGCACTGCGGTCGTCGATCGCACGGAAGATCCGGCCCGAGGTCAAGCTCGGAGGCCGCTGGTCCGGCGCCCGCGTGAAGGCGTTCAAGACCAAGAACATCCGCGGTTTCCCCAACGCCCCGAAGCGCACCAACAGTGCCCGCGGCTGGCGCCACCCCGTCTACGGCAGCCGGGAGAACTGGGTGCACCAGCGGGGCAAGCTCGAATGGTTCGACAAGGCGTTCCGCGGCCGCGAAGGCATGTACAAGCAGGCCGTTCACGAGGCCATGGAGGACATGGCCCGGCGCATCGCGTCCCGGGTCCGATAGGAGAGAACGGCCGTGTACCTGGTCTACGAGCCCGATGGGGCCGAGGAGCCGCAGCGCTTCCAGTACAAGCCGCAGAAGCTGATGAGCGCCGAGCGGGAGGCCCTCGAGCGGCGCTCCCGCCTGGACTTCGCGGACTTCACCAAGGGTGTCCTGAACGGCAACGCCGTCTGCCGGCGGGCCCTGCTGTGGGTGATGCTCAAGCGGCAGCACCCGACCACGAAGTACGAGGACGTCGACTTCGCCTGGGACGAGCTGCGCCTGGAGTACTCCAAGCAGGAGTACGAACTGATGCGCGACCAGCTCATCGAGAACGGCAACGCCGACCCGGAGCAGATCGACCAGATCAACCGGGAGATCGCGACCGCGATCGACGAGGAGTCCGAGGGAAAAGCCCTGCCGCCGATCGCCGTCTGAGGCAGCTGGGCAACGCCGCGCACCTGCTGAACGTCCGCCCCTGGGAGTGGGCCCTGCTCACGGTCGAGCAGACGGACGCGCTCCTGGACTGGCTGGACGACTACAAGCAGCAGATGGACGAGGCGCGGGCCGACCTCGACAACTGAACATCCTGGGAGGTGATTCCCCGTGGCGTCGGACACCTCCCTCGTTTTCAACCTGGTGGCGCGCGACCGGGCGTCCGAAGTGCTCGGCTCGCTGAAGGAGAAGTTCTCATCGGCCGGTGACGCCATCGGCGCGGCGCTCGGCGTCGGCGTCGGCGCCTCGTTCGTGTCCGCCATGGACGTGGACGCCGCCAACGACAAGCTGGCCGCCCAACTCGGCATCGGGCAGGCGGAGGCCGCCAAGCTCGCGAAGGTCTCCGCGAACGTCTACAAGAACGCGTGGGGCGAGTCGACCGAGGACGTCAACGACGCGATCCGCGGCGTCTACCAGAACATCGGCGATACCTCGAAGGCCGAGGGCGGCCTGGAGGGCGTCACCACGAAGGTGATCGCCCTGCGTGACACCTTCGACCAGGACCTCGGCGGAGTGACCGCGGCGGTCGGGCAGATGCTCAAGACCGGTCTGGCGAAGAACGCCGACGAAGCGATGGACATCGTCACCGCCGGTTTCCAGAAGGGCGTAAACAAGGCGGACGACTTCCTCGACACCCTGAACGAGTACGGCGTCCAGTTCCACGCGCTGGGCCTCAACGGGCAGATGGCCACCGGTCTGCTGTCCCAGGGACTCAAGGGCGGCGCCAGGGACGCAGACCTGGTCGCGGACTCCCTCAAGGAGTTCAACCTGCGCGCCCGTGACATCACCTCGACCGCCGGGCCCGGCTTCAAGGCCCTGGGCCTGAACGCCAAGCAGATGGCCGCCGACGTCGCCAGCGGCGGCCCCAAGGCCACCGAGGCCCTGCAGAAGACGCTGGACGCGCTACGGAAGTACCCGGACAGCTCCAAGAAGGCATCCATCGCCGCGTCCATCTTCGGTACCCAGTCCGAGGACATGCAGAAGGCCCTTGCATCCCTCGACCCCGCGCACGCTGTACAGGCCCTGGGGCAGGTCGGCGGGGCCGCCGACAGGATGACCAAGACCCTCGGCGCCAACCCGAAGGCAGCGCTGGAAGGCTTCCAGCGGACCGCGACCATGACCGCCACGCAGGTGGCGGGCACGTTCATCACGTTCGCCATGAAGAACAAGGAGATCTTCGGGCCGCTCGCCGGGATCCTCGCCGGGGTCGCCGTCGCCGTCCTCGCGGTGTCCGCGGCACAGAAGGTGTACGCCGCCTACACGGCCATCGCCTCCGCCGCACAGACCATCTGGAACGCGGAGATCTGGGCCTCCACTGCGGCCCTGCTCGCGAACCCGATGACGTGGATCGTCCTCGGCATCATCGCGCTGGTCGCCGCGATCGTGCTGGTCGCCACGAAGACGACGTGGTTCCAGCAGATCTGGACAGCAGCCTGGGGCTGGATCAAGGGCGCCGCTTTCGCGGTCTGGGACTGGATCAAGACGAACTGGCCCTATCTGCTCGGGATCATCGCAGGCCCGATCGGCCTCGCGGTCGGCTGGGTGATCAAGCACTGGGACACGGTCAAGAAGGGCACGATCACCGCCTGGCATGCGGTGGTGAACTTCGTGAAGGCCATCCCCGGCCAGATCGTGTCGTTCTTCCTGAACTGGACGCTCCCCGGGCTGATCATCAAGCACTGGAACAGCATCAAGTCCGGGACGATCCGCGTCGCAACCGCGATGGTCAGCTGGGTGCGCGGCCTGCCGGGACGCACCATCGACGCCCTTTCCACCCTGGGCGGGCGCCTCTACTCGACCGGCTCGGCCGCGTTCAACCGGTTCCGGTCCGCCGCCGTCAGCCGCGGAACGTCCGCGGTCAGCTGGGTCCGCGGTCTGCCCGGGCGGGCTCTCAACGCCCTCGGCAACCTGGGCAGCTACCTGTACAACTCGGGCCGCAGCCTGCTGCAGGGCTTCGTCAACGGCATCAAGTCCATGATCAGCGCCCCCGCGAACGCGGTGAAGACCGCGCTGTCCAAGGCGCGGAACCTGCTGCCGTTCTCGCCCGCGAAGGAAGGCCCCTTCTCCGGGCGCGGCTGGACCCTGTACTCCGGCCACTCGCTGATGCACGGGCTCGCCCAGGGCATCCGGGACCGGTCCAGCGACCCGCGCACCGCAATGTCTGACGCCCTCGGCTCGGCGGCCGTGGGCGGCCAGCAGGCGGCGGCCGTGGGCAGCCGGCAGGCGGCGCCCATGGGCCGCGGCGGGGGCGGTGGCCTTGTCCTCGTCCGCTTCGAGATGGCGGGCGCCGAGGACGACTTCCACAAGCTCATGCGCAAAATCACCCGGGTCAAGGGCCGCGGCAACGTACAGACCGCCTTCGGGCAGTAGGGAGGCGGCGCTGTGGCATTCCCCCAGACCCCGCTGGACGTGCGGATCGACCTCCAGATCAACGGCATCTGGACCGACATCACCTCGGACGTCTACACCACCGAGAAGATCACCATCACGCGAGGACAGGCCGACGAGGGCGCTCGCCCCGACCCGGGCAAGTGCGCGCTGACCCTCAACAACCGGTCCGGCAAGTACTCGCCCAGGAACCCGCTGTCGCCCTACTACCAGCTGATCGGGCGCAACACCCCCCTGCGCGTCAGCGTCATGACGGGCAGCCCCTTTCTGGACCTGCCAGGGACGTCGGCCGGCTCCGCGTCCACGCCGGACGCGGCGGCCCTCGACATCACCGGCGACATCGACATCCGCATGGACGCACTGCTGACGAACTGGCTGAACGCCTCGGACGGCCTGAAGACCACCATCCTGGCCGGGAAGCTTGGCAGCCCCAGCTCCAACAAGTCCTGGTTCCTCGGGGTGCGCTCGAATCGGCTGTACTTCGAGTGGTCCGCTGACGGCACGAGCGTCATCGGCGCCACATCCACCGCGCAGCCCGTCATCCCAGCCAACGGCCGCCTGTCGGTGCGCGTCACACTGGACGTAGACAATGGCGCTGCAGGCCGGACGATCACCTTTTACACCGCCCCGTCGGGCACCTCCGGGCCGTGGACCCAGCTCGGCAGCCCGGTCGTCCAGTCGGGCGTGACGTCGATCTTCAACTCCACCGCCGCGGTGCAAGTGGGCGTCGTGCCCGCCGTCATGACCTACGGCGCCGGCCGAGTCCACGCGCTGGAGATCCGCAACGGCATCGGCGGCAGCGTCGTCGCCAACCCGAACTTCACCGCCCAGGCCCTGGGTGCCAGCAGCTTCACAGACGGCGCCGGCCGGACTTGGACAGTGAACAGCCCCGCTGCCATCAGCAATCGGCGCATCCGGTTCGTCGGCGAAGTGTCCAGCTGGCCATCCCGCTGGGACGTGTCCGGCAAGGACGTCAGCGTGCCTATAGAGGCTGCGGGCGTGCTGCGCCGCTACGGACAGGGCGCCAAGGCCCTGGACTCCACCCTGCGCCGAAGGATCCCCTCAGGCAGCCCACTCGCCTACTGGCCGATGGAGGAAGGCAAAAGCACCACCCAGGCCTATTCGCCGATCCCGGGCGTGAAGCCCCTGAAGGCGACCGGTTTCGACTGGGCTGCAGGCGACTCCCTGGCCGGCTCTGAGGCGCTGCCCGCGGTGAGGGGCGGAGCAGCCCTGTCGGGCATCGTGCCCGCCCCCTCCGGCTCGCCCACCACCTGGCATACCGAGTTCGTCTACTTCCTACAGGCTGGCCCGGCCACCGCCCGCACAGTGCTGCAATGGCAGGGCACGGGCACCGTGAAGCGTTGGCAGCTCATGCTCAAGACCAACGAGGCCGACATCTACGGCTACGGCATCGACGACACTGTGGTCACCTCCAGCCTGCTGGACATGACAGGGCTCGGCATCTTCAACGCCTGGACCCGCTGGCAGCTGTACGCCGTGCAGAACGGCAGCAATGTCAACTGGACCGTGGGGTTTATCCCCATCGGCGGTTTGGGCAGCGAGGTAACCACCTCATACGCGGGCACCGTGGGGCGCATCACCGCCGTCACCGGAGCCGACAACTACTCGAGCGATCTCGACGGCTTGCTGCTCGGCCACATCGGCGCGTTCACCACTGCCAACACGACGATCTACAACAGTGCCGACATCGCGTTCACTGGCGAGACCGCCGGTGCCCGCATGGGGCGCCTGGCCGGCGAGGAGAACAAGCCGATCACCGTCTTGGGCGGCACCACCACCCAGGAGCAGGTGGGTCCCCAGAAGCGGGCCACCTTCCTCGACCTCATCGAACAGGCCGCGGACGTCGACGGCGGCATCCTCTACGAACGGCGCGAGGTCATCGGCCTCGCCTATCGCGACCGGGTGTCGCTGTACAACCAGACCGTCGCCCTGGCCCTGGACTACACAACATCCGGGCATGTCGCGCCGCCGCTGGAGCCCATCGACGACGATCAGAAGGTCCGCAACGACGTCACGGTCACCCGCGACGGCGGCAGCTCCGAGCGTGTCACCCTCGACACCGGGGCACTGTCAACGCAGGCCCCGCCGGACGGGGTCGGCGTCTACGACGAGCAGGTCACCCTCAACCTGTACGACGACGACCAGCCCGCCCAGCACGCCGCCTGGCGACTGCACCTGGGCACGGTCGACGAAGCCCGCTACCCGGTCCTCAACATCGACCTGGCAGCAGCCCCGAGCCTTATTGACGCCGTGACCCTGCTGGAATCCGGAGACCGCGCCCAGATCTCCAACCTGCCCGCATGGCTACCGCCCGGCCCCGCCGACCTGCTCATGCAGGGCTATCAGGAAGTGATCGGCCATCCGGTCGACTGGAACCTACAACTGAACTGCACCCCAGCCGCCCCATGGACCATCGGCGTGGTCGGGGACCCGGTACTCGGCAGGTCGGATACCGCCGGCAGCGAACTCGCCTCGCCAGCCACGAGCACGGCCACGTCGCTGAGCGTCGCCACCACCTCCGGACCGCGGTGGATCACCTCTGCGGCCTACCCGTCCGAGTTCCCCTTCACTATCCGTGTCGGCGGCGAGGTCATGACCGTCACCGCGATCTCCGGCGCGTCGTCGCCGCAGACCTTCACCGTGACCCGCTCGGTCAACGGCGTCGTCAAGTCCCAGACGGCGGGCACCGACGTCTGCCTCGCCCAGCCCGCAATCGTCGCCCTGTAGGAGGCCCCTCGTGTCTTTCTGGCTCGCCGGGATGACGATCAACGCCGCCCGGCTGTCTACCGACACCACGCTGGTCGAGGACACCACTGCCCGCACCGTCACGTCGACGACCTACGGCAACGGCTCCAGCGCCCTCTCCACCACGATCACCGGGCCCACGTCCGGGCAGATCGAGGTGACCGTGGGAGTGCGCTGCGACCACGCCTCAGGCACCAACATCCTGTCCTTGTTCACCGCCTCCGGGTCAGTCTCAGGCACCCTCTACACGCCCGCAGACGCCCCGGCCGTGCAGTGGGCGGCAACCAACTCGGCAGGCCCGCTGACGACCACCCAGATCATCACCTGCGCAGCCGGAGAGACCGTGACCGTCACGGCCCAGCATCGCGTCTTGAGCGGCACGGGAAACCTCCGCTACCGCGCCCTCAAGCTGCGGCAGCTCTAACGACCCGCTTCATCCGCACGCCCCGCGCCATATGGCCGGGGCATTCGTGATTTCTGGAGCCTGTGTGTCCGCCCGTATCCGCGCTGTCCTGGCCGCGTTCCTCCTGTCCGTCGCCGCCCTCGTCGGCGCCGCCCCCTCGGCCGCCACCGAGACCGGGCCCACGACCGCCACGGCGCCGGTCCTCATCGAGGGCCTTGACCTGCACGACACCACCGTCAAGAAGTTCGGCGACACCTATTACATGTACGGCTCGATGTACGGCTGCGGCTACGAGTGGTACATCGCGAACACGCCGTGGTGCGGGTTCGGCGTCTCCACCGCCTCTTCGCTCAGCGGCCCGTGGTCCGAACCGCAGGTGCTGTTCGACCCCAACTCCCAGGATCCTTGGTCGAAACGCTCATGGCAGGAGACGTGCGGCGGCACGGGCCAGGGCTGTTTCAACCCGCGCATGATCGTGCGCTCGGGCTGGGGCTACAACGACGACGTCCCGATCCTCTGGTTCAACGCGCCGCGGCACTACTCCGACACTGGCGCGAACGCGTACAACGTGATGGGTTGCGCCAGCGTCACCGGCCCGTGCGGTCCCGGCGTCACCCCGAACGGCTCGTACACCAAGCCGAGCCTCAGCGTCTGTGCCGGGAACGGCGACTTCGGCATCATCGAACGACCCACCACCCGGCCCGCGATCGTCTGCTCCATGCCCAGCGCGACGCAACTGAACATCGAGGAACTCAACTACTCGGGGAGCGGCGGCACCGGCCAGGGCGTCCGCAAGGTGGCCGGCATGTCCGGCCCGATCGAAGGCCCCGGCGGCTGGTGGGACGACGCCACCCAGCAGTACGTCCTCACGTACAGCGACCAGGGCTGCGGCTACTGCGCCGGGACTCCCGCCGGGTACGCCACCTCGCCGTCTCTGTACTCCGGTTGGACTGCGCCGGGCAACGTCGGCTGGGGCGCACCCGCTTACGCGCGCCGCGACTTCACCACGTCCAGCTGCGGCGGGCAGCCCCGCACGATCACCGTCCTCGACGGCCAGCCGTGGCAGATCGTCGACCTGTGGCTCGGCACCCGCAATGAGACCAGCGCGGGCACGCTGCTGTCCCCGCTCTCCTACACGCCGACCGCAGGCGCCCCCGGCGACGGGCGGCCCTGGATCC